ATGGAATAGAAACTGAAAAAATTTTAGAAGAAAAAGAACCTTATATAAGAATTAATATTTCATCTGCTGAATCTTTGAAAATCGCACAAGATTTTGTTAAAATTTTTTCTACTTTATTGACTAGATATAAAGAGAATGAAGAATCTTTTAAAGATTTTTACATTAGTTATATCCCTGAATTTAAAAATTATGAAGAAGATGTTACATGTGTTAGAAAAATTGGAAAAGATGGGAATGATAATAGTAAAAGTAGAATTTTAAAACAAGTAGCCCCTGAACTTTTTATCCCTGGTTATCCTAGAAAATGTCCATGTGAACAACAACCTTTATCAATCCCTGAAGATCAAATTGACCAATGGAAAAAAACAACTTTTGAACATAAGAATGAAATTTTAAAAAGACAAGTTTTATCTTTACCTCCAAATGATCCAAAATATCATTTTGTTTGTCCAGATGATAAATTTCCTTTTCCAGGGGTTAAAACGAATAAGTTGGAAAATAAAGATCTTTTTCCAGGTTTACCTTGTTGTTTTAAAGAAGATCACATGGAATCCAAATCATCAAAATATTCTAAAATTTTTAAAGAAGGTATAATTGAAAGTATTAAACCTGATATTACCCCAAAAGAATCTGAAAGTCATACAATCAAATCTGATAAAATTTTAAAAATAGGAAGATATGGAACAGTTCCATCAAGTATAAATGATTTGTTAAAAACTGACCCTACTATAACTGAAATACGCAGAAAAGGTGTCCCTAGAAGTGTAAATTCTTTATTACATTGTTTATCTATTGCTATTGATGATAAAGAATATATAAAAAGTAAAGATAAAGAAAAATACATATCTGATTTAAGATTAGTAATTTCTGATAAAATACACCCAAGTTTATGTAAACAAGAAATGTATGATTTTACAAATGACGAAATTTTATATTCTTTAAAGGATCAAAAATCTTTCTTAGATCCAAATTTATATTATAGAGCGATCGAAAAAACATATGGTATTAATTTATTTGTATTTGCCCCAAGTTCAGATGAAGAAAAAAGATTAAAGAATAAAGAAGGTAGTAAAGGAGTAATTGAATTACCCAGATTTAAATTATTCTATAGCCGAACACCTTCCCCTGATTTACCGACCATTTTAATTTACAGAACTATGGGCTCAGAGTCTGACAATTTATCTTATCCTCAATGCGAATTATTAATAAGTTATGAAGATGAAATAGAAAAAAAAATCTTTGATAAAACTATATATAGTATTATATATAATGCTTTGTTATCTGTTAATAACACAATAACATGGGAGTTAGTTAGTGATAATGGTGATATTGACATAATTGCCAGAAATAATTTGTATTCAAGAATTAATTTTTATGAGTTGACAAATAAAATTGCCTCAAAACAATATATTGATGAATTTGGAAAATTACGAGGTTTATATCTTAATGATGAAATTTTAATGATATTTCCTTCTTCTTCTCCTGAAAATTTACCTGATAGCAAAAAAGTTACTAGAGCTAGTATAGATAATGTTTTATCGATATTTAAAAACCCTGTAGCAGTTTCAGTAAATTCAAAAGGTTTGGTTGATGGTTTATGGTTCTCAGTTTTAGATTTAGTATATGGAATTTATTTTCCTATTATTCCTGTTAAAAAGGAAGGTATTACAAAAGATTTACCTATAGGACCAACTAATCCATTAGGTGAAAATGGAACTGAAGTTGTCCCGAGATTAAGAAAAATAAAACGTGATCTGAATTTTATATTACAAAGTCTAAAATGGTTATTAGCTTTATCAAAAATGGAACTGAAAGATTTCATGAATAAATATACAGGAATTGGGAATATAACTGGAAATAGTTCAAATATTTATGATTTTAAAAATATAGGAAGAAAATTCCCCGTTGTAAATACTGTAGAAGAAGGTATTGTAGAAATGAGAAAAAGAGTTCCTACATTATTTTCAGGTGATAGGTTATTCTTATATTCAGAGAAAATGTTTAATGGAGTATTATATTTAATGGAAATGTATGTAAAAGAATATGTAAAAAATATTAAAAATATGACTGTTCCTAAAACCATCAATAGGGAAAAATTAGTAGATGAAGATTTTATAGATTATACTGGAGTGGTATTATTTTTAAATGAAATTGATTTAAAAACTTGGTTAGGTTCATTGAACAAATATCCTGAAATATTAAATAAACTTACTATTGGAAATGCTTTGAAAAATGAACCTTATATGTATATTTCCCCAGATAATCATATTTATTTGATTCAAAATGTAACAGAAGGAAATATAGAAAGAGCATTAAATATATCTTATTATTGGAGGAAATATAAAGTAAATATTGGATTTAAAAGTCCCGAATACGATGAATTAGAACAACCTAAATATGTAGTGTATGAAATTTCTCAAGCTAATCAAATTGAACCTGTTGAAAACAATGCAGATGAATCAATAGATTTTTATTCAATTCTTAGATATAATAAAACATCTCATGCAGCCATGTTGAGATTATTGTAATAAAATATCAATATAAAATTGATTAGTATCAATAAAATTGATTATTAAATTTATTTATTAAATTTAATAAATATGCAGGCAGAAACAAGTTCTGATTGGAAAGATTGTGGAGATTATTGGGAATATCTAGCCCCACAAGGAAGTGAAAAATGGAAAAATGCTAGAAAGGGTAGAATAAATACAAGTGACTCTGGAGCAATGGCTGGAGAAAGTAATTTTAAAACAGCAGAACAAACTGGAAAATTTATCGCTGGGTTAGATCATGTGGAAGATAATGCAGCTATGCAACATGGTCATAAATATGAACCTTATGCTAGAAATTGGTATATGAAAAAATACAATTGTAAAGTTATAGGACGTGATTTATGTGTATGCAAATATGATACTGAAATTGGGGCTTCTGTTGACGGTGAAGTTATAGATAAGGATAATGATAAAATTATAGAGATTAAATGTCCCCAAAAAATGTATAAACCTATTCAAAATTATATAGATAATTTAAGTCGCGGTTGGAAACCTGAGAAAAATTATGTAGGTCATATATGGAAAACTCATTATAGTCAGATGCAACATGCACTTTTTGTTCTGAAGAAAAAATCCTGTGATTATATTGTTTATTGCACATCAACATCTCAAATTTTTACACAAAGAATTGAATTTGATCCAGAATTTTGGAGAGAACATTATCTAAAAATTAAACAAAACTATGAATTATACGTTAAACCTTATATTTTAGAAACAGAATATCCTATTTCACCATAAATATAAAAAATGATTTAGTAATTATTTTTTATTTTTATCTTAAAAAATATTCCAAGATAAATAAAATGTTTAATTGGTTAATTAGTTCGAAAAAAAAGGATTATGACAGTGAAACATGTATAAGCAAATCTTATGAAAAAGAGGAAGAAACAATCGATTGTTTTACAATTCCTGGACCCCCAGATACAAATTTGGAATTAGCTGAAAAGATTAAGAAGCAAAATTATAATTATCTTTATCGTGATAATTTAAATTCTGAAATCGTAGAAGAATATTATAGAAGACAGAGAACAAATAATTTCCTTGATCTTGATAAGAAACTTCATAACCTTTTAATGTCAATTGTTTTTATGGAACTTGAACAAAAAAATAATAGAAGAACTATGCCAAAACATCTAAAATTTGAGATTCAGAAAGAATATGATTATAGAAAAATTGTAAAAGATGATAAAAATTTACATAAAATTTTGATGAAAATGGTATGTAATGAAATCATTTCAATGAATGACAATATCAATGTAACATATTTTGAATGGAGTTCGGAAGAAAGCGAAAGCGATCAAGAAGAAAGTGAAATTATCAGTGGAGAAAGTGATCAAGAAGAAAGTGAAAATATCAGTGGAGAAAGTGAAAGCGAAGAATATATTTCTAAGGAATATGTGTCAAGAATGAAAAGATTAAGACAAGAACTTCCTGTTATTAACTGGGAAAAGAAAATCAAAGAATGGGATATAAATTTTCCGGAAAAATTTGAATTCACAGACAACCCTGTTTTTAATACAGATATTGAAATGGGATTTCCAGAAATGGAAGAAATTGTAGTCGATAATGGTTTAGACCAAGTTGAAAAATTCAGATTGACAGAAGAAG